GCCAGAGTTCGCAAATTACGCCGTACTACCTTACGAAACGTCCTCCCGTCCGATGTAGCCTGGGCCGCGAAACCCAGTACATCTTCGACACCAGCATCCATCCACAGAGAAGATGCATTGAATTTCCGTAGTTTGTGACCATCTTGGAAGTATGTGGAATTGATTTCTCCATCGCGTTCAGAGACCATGGTCTTCTCTTCGTTGACGACGAGCCCAACCTTACTTCCTTGTATAATCACCTCACCCCGGAGGTTAGTCCCAGTTCGCGGTTCGCGGGTTAACAGATCATCGCCATTGACCAAAAGTCGATGTCCGGACCACTCCCTGAAACTAATCTCCTTCCTCTCAAGCATAGCGGTAAGTGCCATGTCAACTACGGTCTTGTTGATCACGCACAAAAGTGGAAAAGACATAACAGAGCCCATCGGCTGCCCCGTAAATGTCTCCCTACCATCTATCACCAAACTCGACAGCACTCTCAATGCCTCGATCTCGTCTGGTTCAAGATGGTCCGCCTGCTCCTCCAGGACACTCACTGCTGCCTTCACGTATTCTCTTTTAATGTTGTCCGTAGCGGAAGAATAGTCAAAGCTCAAAAAGGCAGCGCCGTTGAGGCCCGAAACGTGTTGATCGGTGGGTTCCCCGACCAACAGCCACCCTCGCCTCTTCAACATGTCATACAATGAGTAATGGAGCGGAGCGAGTACTCTTGTGTTTTCGGCCGAGTAGAGAGTCACCACTCTCGGTTTGCCCGACGAGAACACAAGCTCGTAGCGACATGAGTCACTGAATTCTTCCACATTCCAATTACCTCCGTCCTTCCTGGTAAAACGCCGGGTAGCGTTTCCATTCGGTATAAACGGAGCACGTCGTTGGTCCCATCCCTTCTCAACATTCGACCTGAGCGCACGCTTGAAGCGCTCCAGATGGTCATAGTCGACAGCAACTGGGCGGAACCTAGCTTCTTTCCATTGGTCAAGCTTCCCCAAGAAGCGGGGTTCACATCCTTTGCAACAAGATTTCTCGAGTTTCTGGATTGTTCTGAAGCTTAATTCGTCGATAGGGCTCATCTGATCGACAAAACATTGTCTTACGGCTGGCCGTAGCCCTCCGCAAATTATCTGCTGGGGGATTTCTTTCGCTAAACGAGTCATCCCCAACTCCTCGTAAAACTTCACTAATACTTTAGCACGGGCGCGCAGCCGCCCGCTGAGAGAACACCCACCATCACCCTCATCGTGAAGCACCGCATACGGGTTAGCTTTGAGGGCCTTGTGAGTCTTCTCATTATCAGCAAGAGGTTCTACGATATCCTCCAAAACGTTGCTTTCATTTAATTTGTTCTTTACGGCAGCTGAATACTGCATGTCGACATAGGTTACGTCTTCGACGTGAGACGTTAACCAATCAGATGTACCTCTGCTTTCCAAGGGGGTCGCCCCAGCCACTCTCGGTGGCGGGC